CTGGCGATCCGGCAGGCGGGTATCGAGGAGAAGGTCGTCAAGACCTGGCTTACCGCGGGAGACGAGAACGTCCGGCCGTCGCACGTCCAGGCCGGCCAGCAATACGCGGACGGGATCCCGATCGACGACATGTTCGAAGTCGGCGACGACGAGATGGACGCACCGGGGAACGGGTCCGATCCGGCCGAAGCGATCAACTGCCGGTGCGCGCTCGGGTACGAGAAGTCGTAGATCACCCGTTCCACCTGTTCCACGTGAAACACTTACGGCCCCTCTTCGGAGGGGTTTCCCATTTCTGCAACCCGCCGATAAAGGAGCGACCCATGAAGATCGAGCACAAGATTTTCGAAGCCGAGGTCAAGGCGTTCGACGACGAGAACCTGATCGTCGAGAACTTCATCTCCACGGAGCACAAGGACCGCGGCGGCGACATCATGCGGGCCAAGGGGATGAAGATCGTCGGGAAGCCGGTCGTGCTTCTGCTGCACGGCCGCGGGCCGATGGGATCGGAGCCGGTCGGAAAGCCCCTGTCGATCACCATCGACGAGTTCAAGGGGCAGCCGGGGATCCTGGCGCGTACGCAGTTCTTCAACGACGAAACCGGCCAGCGGCTCTACCAGAAGATCAAGGGGGGGTTCATCCCGAACTGGTCGATCGGATACTCGGTAGACGAGGCGAAGGACCTACTGCGGGAGGGGCGGTACGACGGCCGCGACGTCACGAAGTGGCAGCTGTTCGAGTACTCCCCGGTGGGCGTGCCGATGAACCCGTTCGCCCAGACGGTCAAGGAGTTCCTCGACAAGAACGAGGATCCCAAAGGGCCGTTCGAGGTTCCGGAATCCCACTGGTTCGGGCTGGTCGATGCGAAGGAGTGCAAGGGCTGCGGGCAGGGATGCGACAAGCACAAGCCCGGGGAGTGCTCCACCTGCAAGGCCGAGGTGGTGGTCTTCACGAAGGACGGCGCCGAGATCGGGAAAGCCTGCGAGAAGTGCCAGCCGGAGGAATTCAAGCGGTTGGCGACGATCGTCTATCCTCCGCCGGTCGACGAGGAGACGAAGGATTCCTGCGCGACGTGCGGGAAAATACTCTGGAAGGAGTGGTCCAAGGAATTCCCGTACCAGGCGGTGAAGGTCTACTGCAAGGCGGGGTGCGAGATCGTCGTGAAGGCGTCCGATCCCATGGAAGCCCGCATGGTGAAGATGGAGACGATGATGGCCTCCATGGACGCCCGCTGCAAGAAGATGGAAGACGCCATGGGCGCCATGGCCGACGCCATGAAGGCCCTGACTGGTTCACTCAAAAACTTGGAACCGCTCCTTACAACCCTCCCGCCCGAACCGGATGGCGGGGGTAAGGGTGACGGGGACGAAGGCAATCCTCCGGAGCCGGAAACGCCGCCGCGCCTGATCTTCAAGGGAACGGCGCAGGAGAAGGAAGAGGCCGCGCGCATCGCGAAGGAGCAGCGGGCATCCGTTGTCGCTGCCGTGGCGACGGCGATGAAGCCGCTCATCGATGCGCAGGCCGACAGGCTCATGGGTCGCGTGAACTGAACCGCTGAACTAAACCACTACACCAGCCGGAGAAACGAACGAGGCCCCTGATCGGGGTCTTTTTTATTTCCGGCAGAAGGAGATCAAGACCATGGCAGGCGAGCAGATCGTCACGTTGGACATGAAGGACCTCCCGGGGATCCTCGCGGAGGCGGTCAAGGGGATGGAGTTCCCGCAGATCCTCGCGCTCAAGGAGGACATGAAGCGGGTGGAGCGGGCGGCGCTGTTCCCGAGCGGGGACGGTTCTCTCCTCGAGACGTGCGGCAAGTCGATCATCGACACCCGGGCGTTCTACCGCAAGGAGCGCCACGAAGGCGGGCCGATGGACGCCACCGCGCTGGTCCGCGGACTCGGCGCTTCCCGCACCGGCCCCTGGGTGGCCCTGTCGCCGCTCATGCAGAAGTTCGCCAAGATCGTCGCGTGCCGGGGCGACTACCAGAAGGCCCAGGGCATGGGGATCGACATCCGGGAGTACAACTCGGAGGTCGCCGAGGCGAACCAGAAGGCGACCGGCCCCCTGACCTCGACCGACGCCGGCGTGCTGGTCCCCGTGGAGTACCTGGCCACCGTGATCGAGTTCGCCACCGCCCAGTCGGCCATCCTGCCGAAGCTGTGGCGGATCCCGCTGGGGTCGCTGTCCCTGAAGATCCCCCGCCTGGTGCAGGCCGCCGGCTCGTACTTCGGCGGGATCCACCTGTACCACCCGGGCGAGGCCGGCGAGAAGTTCAAGACCAAGCCGAACTTCGACTCCGTCACCCTGACGGCGAAGAAGCTGATCGGCCTGATCGCGGTCACCGACGAGCTGGTCGCGGACTCCTCGATCAACATCATCAACTACATCACCTCCCTGTTCGTTCGGGCGTTCCAGTGGCAGTCCGAGCACGAGGTCCTGCAGGGAACCGGCCTGAACAACCAGATGCTCGGGATCATCTCCGACCCGAACATCAACGTGGTCGCCCGGACCACGGCGGGGACGGTGAAGTACGACGACCTCGTCAACCTGGAGTCCTCGCTCGACGAGAACTTCGCCGACCTGACCTTCATCTCCCGGCGTGCGACGGTCAACACGTTCCGGAAGCAGAAGGACACCGTCGGGCAGCCCGTGTACACCGACGGGTTCGACTCGATGTTCGGCGGCCCGATCGCCCCGCGGCTGCTCGGGTACCCGCTGGTCCGCACCCGGAACGCGAAGGCGATGGGCGCGCACGGCGACCTCACCCTGGGCGACCTCTCGTTCTACCTGTGGGGCGTCCGCCAGGACATGACGGTCGACACGTCGAAGGACCGGTACTTCGAGTTCGACGAGACCGCGCTGCGTTTCGTCGTTCGCCAGGACGGCGCCCCCGGCGTGCCGGACGCCTTCTCGATCCTCGACACCGCGACGAGCTGATCGCGGCCTGAATAGGTAAGCGCCGGGGGTTTCCTCTCCTTTCCCTTCGGCGTGCGTGGCACCCCCGGGCTCCTGGGCCGGGTCCGGGGGTGCCTTTCCCATTCGAGCAGACGGAGGTTCCATGCAAGACGAAGTCGTGATGGTGAAGGTGAAAAACCTCTCCCCGATGCTACGGCAACGCAACGGAGAAACCATGCACCTGGAACTCTCCAAAGCGCGGGCCGCGGAACGCAGGGGGCTCGTGAAGATCATGGCGGGGGAATCGGGTGCGTCCTACGCGACCAGGGAGATGCGCCCGGGCGGCGACGGGGATTACCTGACCAAGGACCGGTTCGCGGCCTCACGGAACGAGCGGGACGAAGCGTTGGGAAAGAAGGATTTCGGATGATCCGCCGCAGCGTGATCGTCGAGAACATCGAGGCCGCGCTCATCAGTTCCTACGGGAAAACGATGCGGATGCCGGTGGACAAGGCGATGCTCGGAGTGCGGCGGGGGAAGTGGAAGATCCTCGACGGGCAGCTGGAGGCCGGTCTCGACGGGTGCGGTTCCCGCGCCGGGGATTACCTGAATCGGAGCGCGTTCGTCCACGGAGCGCCGGTATGAGGGTGGCCTGGGTACAGGACAACTCCCGGCCCTGGGGCGGCGCGGAGAACTCGAACCGATGCGTCGTCTCCGTCGGGGAGAGCCTCGGATTCGACATCGTCGGGATCACGCCGCAGAACTTCCATCCCCGGGTGCTTGCCGACTGCGACGTGGTGATCATCAATAACTTCTTCCAGTTTGCCGCGGCGCAGGAGCGCCTGATCCTCGAAACGATTCGCGGGGGGAAGCCGTACGTCAAGTACGAGCACGACTCCCGGGAGCTCGGGCGGCCGAAGGTCTCGGAGCGGTTATTCGGTGATTCGGCCCTGAACGTTTTCCTCTCGCCGGCGCATCTGCAGAACCATCGCTGCCACCTGGGCTGCGACGGTATCGCGCTGCCGCTGGCGATCAATACGGAGATGTTCAAGCCGGTACCCGGAGTGGAGCGCCGGGAGAACCGCGCGCTGTTCGTCGGCGGATGGATCAAGGGCGGCAAGATCGCGGAGTCCGTGCACCGGTACGTCGCGGAGCGTCCCGAGCTCGAGTACGTCTCCGTCGGCCACAGGATCAACGAGCGAGTGAAAGTCATCCCCATGCAGGACCTCTCCAAGATGCCGGCGCTCTACAGCTCCGTGGGGTGCCTGGTCCATCTGCCGGACATGATCTGCGCCGGAGAGCGGGTTGTGTTCGAGGCGGCGCTGTGCGGAGTGAAGAAGATCGTGATGAACGACAACGTCGGCCACAAATCGTGGAACCGGGACCTGTCGGACACCGATGGTCTGCGCGCCTGGTTGAAGAAGGCCCCGTACGATTTCTGGAAGGCGGTCGAGGTGGCCGCGAACGGGAAGGTTGCGGCGTGAAATCGAGATTCATCGTCCCCTGCTATGAGGGCGGGAGTCGCGTCGCCAGAGGCATGGTGTCGTGGGTTCGCCCGGAGACCGTCTTCGTGCTGACCGATCCGGGCGTGATCCCGCCGGGGAACGGCATCTGTCCGCAGGTGTTCGTCCACAAGAACTCGAAGGCGTCAGGCATTGGCGACAAGACGAAGCCCTTCGTGATCGAATCCATCCGTGCTGCGATGGCACTCGACGAGTCGTGCGAATACGCCGGCTTCTTCAACTCGGACATCATTCTTCCGAGAGGGGTAAACGTGTCCACCCTGCTTCCCTCCAGCGGGAAGCGGATCGTCTTCCATCATCGGCTCGAGATGGCCGAGCAGCCAGACGGGAACATCGCCCCGAAGGCTCAAAGCTGTCTCGGGAAAGACGGATTCGTAGCGACGAAGGAAACGATTTCGGACATCATCTCCGGGGTCAAAGACATGATCGTTGGCGCCCCCACATGGGACGACGGCCTGTTGACGTGGTGTGTGAAAAAGTACGGGCGGGATTCCGTGGAACTCCGGTACGGAGAGATCCAGCACGTCATTCATCCTCAGGGATGGAAGAACGACGATGTGGAGTGCCAGTTCAATGAGAAGGCCCTTGCCGCGTCGGGTGTCAGCCGGAAAGATCGGCTCGCATGGGATTGGAAGAAGGAGTACGCCGCCGCCGCGAAAAGGGCCGCTGTTCCCGAGGTGGGGATCGTACAGCCCGGAAGGATCGGCGACATCATCCTCGTCCTTCCGATCGCAAAGTGGTTCTACGACCGCGGGAAGAAGGTCGTGTGGCCCGTCCCGGCAGAGTATATGGGGATGTTCGACAACGTCTACTACGTCGAGCCGGTGGCGATTAGCACCGACATCTACCGGGCATCCTTGGGCATCCTCCGCAAGAGGAAGGTGGCCAAGATCATCGACCTCGGGATTGGGTTCGGACGCGACGAGCAGGACTGGGTCACGTCGGGATTGTCGTTCGACGAATGGAAGTACAAGGCGGCGGACGTTCCCTTCGAAGAGCGGTTCAACCTCCGGCTGATAAGGAACCCGAAGAGGGAGGCGGAACTCAGGAAGGCGATCGGCCTGAACGGAAGTTCCGATTACGTGGTGACGCACTCGGAGAAATCCGCCGGATGGCGGCACGACTTCGGGCAGGACGGGTCGGTTGAGGTTCGGGGCATCCCCGGCTTCAACATATTCGACTGGATAGGTGTGATCGAGAACGCGAAGAGGTTGTACTGCGTCGACAGTTGCGTGGCGATCCTCGCGAACCAACTTTCGTTCGCGAAGGGAAGACGGACATTCGTCGACTGGGGCGACAGGTACCAGCAGGGAAGGAAACATCTGCTGAAACCGCAGATTGACTGGGAAAACGAATGATCGAAGATCTCATGGCGATGAGCAGCGAGAACGAGTTCGCGTCGGTCGTATCCCGACTCATCCAGGAGCGTAGTTGCCGACGCCTGATCGAGACGGGGACATATCATGGCCTCGGATCCACCTCCTTCGTCGCTGGGGCGTTGAAGTCAGCCGGACTTACGGACAGCAAGTTCTTCTCGATCGAGGTGGACCCGGAGAATGCGAGCAAGGCTCGGAAGAACCTCTCGGCGGCCGGGTTGTCGGATTACGTCACTATTATCGTCGGCCTGTCCCTCCTTCGGTCGCAACTCAAGGATCCCGCCGGGATCGAAAGAGAACTCGATGGGCAGAAATGGCCGATGGAAGTCTATCTGGACCACGAACCAGCGGTCAGGGCGGAATGCTTCTACAAGGAATCGAATTTCCCGAAGGAACGGGACGGTCTTCTATTGGACAGCATCCATGCCTTCGATGACCGGCCCGACTTCGTTCTGCTCGACAGTGCGGGCCATCTCGGATGGATGGAGTTCAGGACGGTGGTGGATAACGCCAAGGGGAACTGCATCCTCGTGCTCGACGACATAAAGCACTGCAAGCACTACAGGAGCCACCAGGAGATCCTGTCGGATCCGAGGTTCAAGGTGCTTGCCGTAACCGACGATAGGTTCGGATCCATCGCGACAGAGTTTGCCCCGTGACGCAGACCGTCGCATATTTCAAGAGCGGAATCGGGAACTTGATCGTGGCCACCCCCGCGTTCCAGGCATTGGCCTCCATGGACCCGTCGGGGAAGATCGACGTCTGCCTGGCGGCGAAATGGAAGGATTCGCGCGAGGCGGCGATCCGGGACATCCTGGCCGGGTCTCCGTTCGTCGATCAGATCGTCACGTACCCGGGATCGATGAACGGGAAATACCGGGCTTTCTTCATCCCGGTGCAGAGCGAGTCCTCCGAGGCCGGCTCCTACATCCAGGCGCGGACGCGGTTCAACCGGGAGAAGTGGCCGGGGGCGAACTGGACGATCACGAAAGAACACGAGATCGAGGCGAACATGCGGCACGTCCGCGCCCTTGGATACAAGGGTCCGACACCTCCGCTGTTCGTGCCCGTCGCCGACGATCCGGTTCTCTCCCTGCCCCGCCCCATCGTGGGGCTATGCAACGGGGCCTTCAGCTCGCCGATGTGGGACAAGAAGCACTGGCCGTACTTCCGGCAGCTCGCGGAGACGCTGCGGCTCTACTTCGGCGGCAGCGTAATCGGCGTCGGGGGCCCGGGGGAGCTCTCCGGCGTCCCCTTGGACGCGGCCTACGGCGGGAAGCTCACGATGACGCAGACCGCGAAGGTGATCTCCCAAGTCGACCTGTTCGTCTCCACGGACACCGGCTGTATGCACGCCGCGGACGCCTTGGGGGTGCCGACGATCGCGCTGTTCGGCGCCACGCTGACCTCCAAGAACGGCCCGGTGGGGAAGCGGTCGCGGGTGATCCGGTCGATGGAGCCGTGCGCGCCCTGCCAGTATTCCAACCTGTTCCATTCCTGCACCGTGTACCGGTGCATGGAGTCGATCCTTGTGGGGGACGTGATGCGCGAGGCGAGGAGGGTCCTGCCGTGACCATGCTGATGGACGCGAAGACCCTGATCGGGGCCCCTCTGGACGCTTCCGGGGCCCACGACGGGCTCCTGGGAGACATCATCGACGGAGTGCTTGCGGAGGCCGGGGAGTTCATGGAGGCCTCCATCCAGAAGGTGACCGCCGAGGAAGTCTACTTCGACGGCGGGGAGAGGACCCTGTACCTCCCGCATTTCAACGTCTCCGGCGTTTCCGTCTACGAAGACGGGGTCCTGTTGGAGTCGGATGAATACACCCTCTATCCCGGCACGGGGACATCCGCGGCGAAGATCCGCAGGGAGACCGGACATTTCCCCAGGGGAAACCGCATCGTGAAGGTCATCTACGACGGCGGGTACGCGGAGAACGACTACCCGGCGGCCCTGCGGCGCAAGCTCCTGAAACAAGTCGCCTACGAGTTCCGGCGCCGCAGCGACCCCGGGCTGTCCGCCGTGTCGTACCCGGACGGTTCGGTCCAGAAGTACGCGATCGGAGAATGGCTTCCCGACGTCGAGGCGGAGCTGCTCCGCCGGCGCAGGATCTGCCTGTGATCAAGGGCAAGATCGAAGGGGTGGAGAAGCTCGAAGGGACGATCCAGAAGGTCACCGCCCAGGTCTTCGCCGAGGCGAAGCGGATCCTGCGCACGGAAGCGGTGCTCGTGGCCGCGCACATCAAGAAAGACCTGATGTCTGGTCCCCGGCCGGGGAGACTCGGCGTGCGCTCCGGGCAGTTGCGATCCTCGGTCAAGTCCATGGCTGTGACGGAAAGCCCCGGCCTGATCGAGTCCGGCGTCGGGTTTGGGACGCAGTACGCCCGCCCGCACGTGGGCCCCAAGGGGCAGGTCACGACGATCCGCGCCAAGAAGGGGAAGTTCCTCGCGATCCCGATGGCGGCGGCGATGACGCCCTCCGGGGTCGCCAAGGGCGCTCCCCGGTCCGGCATGTGGGGGCAGACATTCCTGTTCCGGCTGAAGGATGGGAGCGGACGGCTGATGCTGTTCGGCAAAAAGGTGGCCCAGAAGGGCGCCAAAGCCGGGCAGACGCGCGGTGACATCGTCCCCCTGTTCCTCTTGGTCAAGCAGGTCAAGATCAAATCCCGCATCCATCCGGAGGAGATCCTGGCGTGGGAAAAGCCGAAGATGATCGCCGCGTTCCGCAACGTCGGCGTGAGCTTGAGGGGAGCGTGAGATGGCGGAGCCGGTAAAAACGTTGATCATGCGGGCGATCGTGGAGGCGGTTACAGCCATTCCCATGGTCGGATCCGTGAAGCGGAATCCTCCGACCCCTCCGAAGCGGGAGACGGCGATCTTCCCGGCCGTGTACGTCTACGACGACACGGAATCGAAGATGAACAATAACCGGTACTCGAAGAACACTTTCCCGGTTCAGATCGAAACCTACTTCCTGGCCGACGACGAGGACGCCAGCGAACAAGCGGAACTGATCGACTCGGAGATCTACAAGGCCGTCCTGGTGGCCCCGGCGATCCTGGCGCTCGTCAATAAGTTCACGCCCGAGGAGGGGAACACCGTCAGCAGGCAGTTCCTGGACGAGTTCACGGGGGCACTGATCAGCCGTTATGTCGTGGTCTACCAGCACAAGTACGGGGATCCCACCGATCAGATGAAGTAGCACGTAAACCATAGATTTCCTTTCGTTTGAAGGGCCGCACTCCTTTCCAGGGGTGGCGGCCCTTTCTGTTTCCAACGACCGCACACCCCACCCATGAAGGAGGAAGGAACGATGGCAACCGCACCGAGCACTTCGAATTACTACCTGGGGAAAGGGATCTTGAGCTTCGACCGGTTCGACGCCGACGGGCTGCCCACCGGCCTGCGGGACCTGGGCAACGCGCCCAACTTCAGCATCCAGCCGACCCTCGAGACGCTGGACCACTTCTCCAGCCGGGAGGGGATCAAGACGAAGGACCTCTCCGTCGTCACGATGGTCGGCGCCACCGTGAAGTTCAAGCTGGAGGAGTACGACAAGGCGAACCTCGCCCTGGCGTTCCTCGGAGAAGTGTCCGGGAACATCATCCACGCGCTGACGCAGACGCAGCTCGAGGGCGAGCTCCGGTTCGCCGGCGCAAACGACATCGGGCCGAACTTCAACGCGATCTGCTGGCGGGTGCGCCTGAAGCCGACCTCGGAGGTCCCGTTCATCACGGACGATTGGGGCGGTATCGAGTTCGAGGGCGAGGTCCTCACCGACGTCGCGAACCACCCGACCTCCCCGTTCTTCGACCTCGAAGAGATCGTGGCGAGCTGATATGGCGCCCGGTAAAGCCGACGAACAGGTCCTCTTCCCCGAAGTTGAGGTGGAGGGATACAAGGTCCGGCCGTGGACGCTGGCGCAGTCCGTCGCGCTGGCGCCCACGCTCGGGGCGCTGGTGGAGATCGCAAGGGCTGCCGGGATCGGGGAGATCCTCCTGAAGTTCATGGATCTCCTCGGCCCCGGGCAAGAGGACGCCAAGGGTGCCTTCGCCGGCGCGGAGCAGGAGATCGTGAAAGTCCTGCCCGGCCTGCTGCCGAAGCTCCTCCCGCACGCTCCGAAGATCCTCTCCGTCTCCCTCGCCATCACGGAGGAGGAGGCCGGGGCGTTCGATCTCAAGAAAGCCACCACGCTCCTGCTCGCGATCATCGTGGGGAACATCGACTACCTAAAAAACTCCTTCGGCCCGGTGACCGCAGCGCCAGCGATGGCGAGCTGATCCGGGCCGTCGAGTTCCTGGTATCGAGAGGGCATTCGCTGCAGGACGTCCTGCACGTCTACACGATGGAGCAGGTCTACGCGCTCGTGGCGGCCGCCCGGCAGAACGCCTCCTCCGACACGGCCGAGGCGGCGACGGCGTTTCGGGCCGCGCAGGCCAAGGATGCCGCCTGGAAGAAGTACATGGACCATCTATCCGCAAGGACGAAGAAGGCCGGGAATAAGTCGGCAGCGATGGCTCCCGTCGTGATCTCGCGCGCGCAGTTGGCGGAGCTTAAGAAGCTGTCCTCCAGAAGGGCGAACTGATGGCGAACGAGCAGACCATAGCGAACCTGATCGTCAAGCTGTCCGCCCAGACGGTGGAGCTCGCCTCCGGCCTTAAAAAAGCGGAGGGGATGGTCGGCAGCTTCAAAACGGCCGCAATGAGGATCCTTGGCGGATTCTCCCTGGTCGGGATCGGTTTGGGAATGGCACGCGGCGTACGCGATGCGCAGCTCTATGCCGCGGAGATGGCGAAGCTCGCCGAGAAGACGAACACGAACATCGAGGTCATCTCGTCGCTGGCCGATGCCGCGGACGATCTTGGGGTATCGGCGGAACAGCTCGCCAACGGGATCAAGTTCCTCGGTAAATCCGCCTTTGAGGCGACGAACGCGGCCGGTAACCAGAGGGAGGCCTTCAAGGCGCTGGGCGTGGAGTACGAGTCCATGCCGGGGGTCGTTCGTCCGACGATCGACATTTTGCTCGACGTATCCGACGCGCTGAAAAACATGGAGGGGGACGCCCGGCGGAACCCCCTGGCTATGACCATTTTCAGTCGCGGTTTCATGGACATGATTCCGCTGCTGACGAAGGGGCGGGAAGTCCTTCTCGACTGGATGGCATCCTCGAAGGACGCCGGAAAGGTGATCGACGCCTACACCGGGAAGGCCGCGCGGCAGTTCAGCGTGGACGTCAGCAACCTGAAGGACAACATCCAGGGGCTTGCCCTCTCCATCATGGGCGATCTTCTTCCGTCGATGAAAGCCGGAGTGCAGGGACTCATCGCCTGGACGACCGGAATAAAGGACTTCTACGTCTCGTTTTCGCTGGCGGTGGATGCCATCAAGTCCCTGGCGATCGTCGCCATCCCGTTCGTCGCCGCGAAGCTCCTGTCCCTGGTCGGCTCCATCACCGTCGTGAAGCAGGCGTTGGACAGCATCATGTTTGCAAGGGCCATCGGCGGGTTTTCCTCTCTCGGCCTCGCCGTTGCCAACCTGGGATTCGTCATCAAGCAGTTCGCCGTGGGGACGCTCGGCCCGATGCTCCTGAACCCGATCACCTGGGTTGTCGCGGCTCTCGCCGTCCTGACGTTCGCGTGGCTGCGCCTGTCGAAGGCCACCGAGCAGGCGAAGGTCGAGCACGAGAGGTACGTCGCCGCCGTCACATCCATGGATCTCGGCACGGTGCAGGCGGAGATCGTCAAGTACCAGGCGTACCTGAACACGCTGGCGGAGTACATCAAGAAGAAGAACGAGGAACTCGAAAAAGAGACGACCGCCTTCGGGCAGGCAGCCATCGCTGCAAACCTCGACAGGGCGATGAAGTTCCAGGCGGATGCCCTTTCGCGTCTCGACGCCCTGAAGAAGCAGGCCGAGAAGGTAAAGAAAGAAACGTCGGTATCCGACAACTCGGCCATCCTGGACAAAATCACCGCGAAAACGAAGGAGTACGAGAGCGCACTGGCCGGCCTTATCAACCCGGCAGCCGGTGCGCGGGCCGCCCTGAAGGCGTTCGAGGAGGAACTCCGCAACACGGCCGCCTTCTCGAAGCCGATGGAGGACGCTCTCGGCAGGATGTGGGCGGCGTTCAACCGCCTGCAATCCGCGACGGAGAAGAAGGCTCTCTCGGAGGCCATAGACAAGAGGGAGTTCGCCGCGTCCGTGCAGGCCGTCGAAGCCGATATGCAGCGGCTGGACGCGGATTACAAGCTGGGGCTGGTGGGGCTCGACGATTACTACCAGCGGCGCATGATCCTGATCCGCAACCAGGTGGCAGCGGAAGTCGCGCTCCTCGAGAAGCAGAAACTCCCCGGCCTACCCAAAAGCAAGGCGACCGAGATCGACACCGCCATCGCGGACAGGCGGGCCGCCGGGGAGCTGAAGGTCACAGCCGAAGTGGATCGCCAGACCGAGGCGTATCGCCGGATGGCAACCGCGCAGCGGGAGGGCGATCTCGCCGACGTTCTCGATGCGGACGCCGCCGCCGTGGCGGAACTCACGATCCGGTACGAGGACGGCCTGATCTCCGTCCGGGAGTTTTACGCCGAGAGGAGAAGGCTTGCGGCGGAGGCCGCCGAAGGCGAAGCGGACAAGCTCGAGATCGAGTTCGCGGAGGCCAACCCCGAAGACCAGGAGGACATCTTCAACCGGATCGTCGCCCTCAGGAGGAGGGCGGCGGCGGAA